GGTCGAAGTCCTCCGGCAGCGTGCGGATCGCAAGGCGGATGGTGCTGGTGATGCCCGCGCTCATTCTGCCTCTGCCATGATCTCGTAGAGGCCAACAAAGCCGGTCAGGTAGGGCAGCCCCTTGGGGTTGCCGGTTTCGCGCGATGTGGTGCGGCTGATGGTCCAGCCCATCCAGCGGGTGATGGCGACGTCGATTGCCGTTTCGAGCGCAAGGGCGGCGTGGATCCCGTTGTGCACGTCGTCGGCGAAGTGGCGGCCGTGGCGGCTGTCGAGAAAGTCCCGAACCCCTTCGGCGGTGGCGCCGGTGGCCTTGGCAACCGCCGGAAAGGCGATGCTCCAGGCGGCGTCCGCATCCGTGAATCCGGCGGTGGAGCCGTAGAAACCCCAGGCTTCGTTGCGGGTCGGAAGGGTCGAGTTGGTCATTGCGGATCTCCGTGGTTGGCGGAGACGACTAACGCTCTGTTCGCGGGCACTATCCAGTCAAATAGACGGTTTTCCGTCACTTTCCCGGGTTCCACCCCCGGTCGCTAACTCGCGGGCGTGAAAAGTTTGGGCCAGGCGCGGTTTCCCCTCCCAAGGCCCCAGAGTTTCGACCCGCCCCCGGGGGGCTCAGCCGATCGGCCAGCCATTCGGGCCGGTGCCGATGGTCCGGCGAAGGCCGAACTGCTCGGCCGTGCGGGCCTGGTGGCAGCCGGCGCACAGGCAGCGGATGTTGCTGTCGTCGTCGCTACCGCCCTTGGTGAGCGGCACGATGTGGTCGGGCACGGTGGCTTCCCGAACGATGCCCCTGGCGGCGCAGTCCCGGCAGAGCGGCTCGACACGTAATCGTCGCAGACGCTGCGCAACTGCCCGACGTCCCCGAAGTCGTTCAGCCATCGCGCAACGCCTGAAACGAACAACGCCCGGAAGCTGATGGGCTCCGGGCGCAGTTCTCAATCCTCTATTTCGGAAGGTCTATAGCATCTGGCAAGTCTGGTCAATCAAAAGTTCACCAATACCCCAATAGATTCAGTTTGTTAATTCACTTGATTGGCGAGTGAATCTGATCACGAACTATCCCTGCCAATGCGAAACAGGCGACACAAGGCATCCAGACCATGGCCAAGGTTGATGATGTCCGTTGCTGACCATTTCGATGCTTCGGCTTCATGGCAAACCACTGCATAAACAAGGGCGCTGGGCTTGCGACCAGCTGTACCAGGCGCATCGTGGTCAGCTGTGCGCAGCATCATGATTGCAGCAGCAGCGCGGCGACGAACCTTCTCGACCAGATCCGGGTCATGGTCAGGCGCGCTACCACCGAAGATACCCTCGTTGATCAGCAGGGCCGTGACAGAGCGCGGCTGATCCATGGGCAGGCCCATGACCGCACGGTTGCGGGCCATGATTTCACCGTACATCTCGCCTGCCGCATATTGGTCGGCTGTGATCTTGCCCGCAAAGGCGGCCCGGCCAAGCGCCGTGCCCAACCGGCCGTCCTTCGCCTGCCTCTCCGTCACGCCGTAATGGCGCTGCCGGGCTTCAAGCACAGTTGCCACGACTTCACGCTGGGTCTCACCCACACTGGCAGGGACCAGCTTGCCGCAGGGGTGGCGGCGGCCCGCCTTGCGCTTACGACCGCGGGCCACGGATAATCTCCGGAATGAGCGCCGCGTAGCCGATCACGTCGATCGGACCGTCAGCGTAATTGGGATCATGGGCGAGCCGCGCCAGCTTCAGGTCGATCATGCACAGTGCGACCTGCTGCGCCGTTACCGGCGTTCCCAGCGTGATCGACCAGCGCCGGGCGATCGCCTCCATCTGGGTCTTGGGATCACCGTAGGCAGCACCGCGATCTTCCAGCACCTGCGCCACGCGCTTCAGGAAACCGGCCGCGCTCACCGGACACCTCCACGGGTCTCGATAGCCCAGAGCAGGATGGCGATAGCATCAGCCTCGTTGTCGTCGGCAGGGGCAAAACCCTTTGCGCGAACTGCCGCGATCACGGCTGCCTTGTCGGCATTGCCCTTGCCGGCGATGAACCGCTTGATCGTGCCGACAGGAACGCCCTGATAGGCAATTCCCGATTCCTCGCCCCAGGCAGTGAGCACTGCAAGCAGGCCGCCATAGATGTGGGCGGCATCGGTCCCGAGGTGGCGTCGGACCTCCTCGAAGTGGACGGTCGCAATCGGCCCGGCGTCAATATCCAGTTGATCGAGCCATTTGCGAAACCGGACGAACCGCATGCCGCCACCGTCGTAGCGGGAAGGCTTGAGGCTGAGGGTGCCACTGACGATCGGACCCGCTGTCGGGCGCATGGCCCAACCGGTGGTGGTCCCAAGATCCAGCGCAAGCATGGTGGCACACGGGGCGATCAGCCCCGCAGTTGTTGCAGGGGGTGCAATACCTGAAGGCAAAGCGAGGGTATTCGAAGCCATGATGGTCTCCGTTCGGAAATGTCTGAATGATGTTTGCGAAAAGATCGGGATCAGGGATCAGGGTGGTGCGCGCTGCTGCCTTGGAGCGACGGCCCGCGGGTTCCCATTCTGAAGGTGGACGCACACCCCACGGGGTGCGTCCCCATCCTTTAGGATGGGGGTTTCACACCCACAACTTGGGGTGAGATTCAACTCCTTGGAAAACTGCCAAAAATTGAAGTTGTGGCAGTTGGGAATGGCCAACCCGACCGCAACTGGATTGCGGGTGGCACAGCGTGGCCGTGCGAAGGCGTGCGGGGGTAGTTGGGAAAATCGTCCACAACTGGATTTTGCGTATCCGAGCGGGGGAATGGGTACATGTGCGGACCCAGTTGCGGAAATGGTCCGCAACTTCCCCAACTGGATTGTGCGTGCCCATGCGTAGCCCGGAATGGCCGGCCCGAAGATCATTGCTCGTCCTCCGGATAGACCCAGACCCGGGGGTTCTCGACCGGCAGGGATCCGCCTGACTGGGGGCATTTGAAGTGGCTGGGCAGCACCTCCAGCATCGCGGGGGATATTTCACCGGTGTCGGGATCCGCCGTTTCGCCATTCCCGGGAATGATCATCCCTTCGGTGCAGAGATAGCCGAACTTCGATGTCGTTCTGGCCATGCCGTAGGGCGAGCCATCGCGGACAAACTTGATGTAGCCTTTGGTCGCCAGGACCGAGATGCGGTCCCTGATGGTATAGGTCCCGCCAAGGCCGCCTTTGTTCTCGAACTTCTCCGCGAACTGCAGCGACGTATAGAGCCGCCCTGCAGCGGCTTCGTCGAGCAGGATGCCGAGAATGACATCATGTTTGCGCACCCGCTCAGCATCGAGCCGGGCACCCACATCCTTGCGGATCAGTCGTTCGCTGCTTGCGTCGAGCTCGACCCATTGCCCGCCGCGTTTGTCCACCAGCATCGGGCCGATCGCTGGACCATTGCGCAGCTCGATCTCGAGCCTGCGCGCCGGCATGTCCTCGTCCGGTCGGTACATGATGATGCCGGACGTATAGAAACCACGCAGCGCACTGGCGCCGGAAAGCGCCTGGAACGGGTCCTCGGCGACCTGCTTCTTGTTCAGCTTCTTGGTGTGGTGAGCGAGGATCACCCCGGCATCAGGGGCGACGGCGTCGCACAGCTGCTCGACCCGCTGCTGCAGGAAGAACATCATGGCGCTGTTGTCGTTTTCGCCACCGCCGTCGGGCCCGCCGTCAAACACGTTGCGGATCGGATCGATGCAGATGATGTCCGGCGGATCGCCCGGGAAATGGGATTTGATGGCATCGACGGCCAGCGCGACGCCGCGCTCGTCGAGCAGTAGACGCAGCTTTGGAGTGACCACCAGGTTGTCACGGGCGGCGGCAATGACGGCGGGGTCGAGCCGGATGGCCTGCAACCGCTCGCGCAGATAGTGGTACTGGATCTCTGCCTGGAGATAGAAGATCCGCAGAGGGCGCGGCGGTGTGAAGCCAAGAAATGCCACGCCCGCAGCCATGTGCGCGAGAAAGCAGATCAGAAAATCGCTCTTGCCCACCTTGGGGGCGCCGCCGAGCACGAGCAGACCGCCGGGTGTCAGAAGCCGGGGTGCGACGATGTCAGCGGGCATCGGGCTGGCGTCATCCAGCAACGCGCCAAAGGTGAAGGCAGGCATGTCTGCCCGGCGTGCGGTTTCAGCAGAACGAAGCAGCGGCGGGCCGTTGCGCTCGACATGCAAGCGCCACAGCCGATCGGATTCCGCCTTCAGGCGATCGAGCGGCCAGCTTGGCCGCAGCATTGCGGCATTGTACTGGCAGATCGCCTCCCAGCCTTCGTCCGGGCTGATGCGGCCATCATGGACCTGGCGGATGTAGTGACCGATGGCGGCGCTTGCGCCCTCGAACCGCGACCAGGCATCAGACCCGCCTTCATGGACCGGCGTCGTCAGCACATCGGCGAGAGCGGGCTTTTCTGGCGATGAGGCAGAAGCCGCGCCAATCCCGGGCATGGGCGGCATGGCCGAGACCATCTCGGCAAAATCAGCAAGGTCCACCTCACGTTTGGCGGCGTGCTGCAGGATCTGCACCATGCGCTGGCTGCCACCCTTATGGTAGATGGTGCCCGGGACACGGATCGGCTGGTGCGCCGAGCGGAAATGGGTGTCGCCGGCCACCTTGGCGGCAATGGCACCGCGCAGAGCGCAGACCTGCTCGACGTCGGCATCGGTCGCAGGCTCCGACAGCTTCCACCACACGTGGAGCTTGTGCGCGCCCCCGGGTGTCCGCCCTCCGCTTTCCACGATCAGGGTGGGGTCGCCCAGATGCCGGGTCAGATGGGTGAGCTTGGCACCGATATCGCCGGTGTCGATGTCGACGACGATCGCCTGCATCGCGGTGATGTCGGCAGACTTTGCCTGGCCGCTCTCCGCCACCGTGCCGGGGATCACGTAAACCGCCGCGCCCTCGCGGCCTGCCCAATGGGCAAAGGTCGTGAGCTTTTCCGGTGCGGACGCATCCGCATCGATCCAGATGTTATGGGGCTTGCCCTCGATGCCCTGACCCTTGTCGATGAAGCTGCGGACCGGGATCAGGCCGTCACAATAGTCGAATACGACAGCGAAAAAGGCAGCGATCTGGGCCGGATCAGGCTCGAGGAACAGCTCTTCCAGCGATGCGGCATCATTGAAATCCCGCCAGGGGTTGAAGTGGACGATGTTGTCTTCGGTCACTGGGGCATCTCCCAGCAACGGACGGCCCACGAGCAGAAGCGGCACTCGAAATGCTCGCGTGTCCGGGTGAAGCGCGGCAGCAATTCCCCGGCATCGGTGGCAGAAAGGATCCGCACGGCCTTGTCGCTCATGCGCTGGGCCAGGTCTGCATCGAACGGGACCAGTTCGTGGTGGAGTTCGGCTGTGTCCTTGTTGATGGCGGTGAACAGTGCAGGTGCGGCCGAAATGCGCGGCACGCTGCCTTCCATATAGGCCTGGTACAGCGCGATCTGGGCTGCATAGACTGGCTTCGACAGCACAACGCCCTTCGACACTGTCTCGCGCCAGTTCTTCGCGTTCATGGTCTTGCACTCCCAGAGCGCAGGGACACGAAGTCCGAGCGCTGCAGGAGCGCCGGCGATTATCCCGTCGACATGACCGCGCAAGCGCCCACCGGCAGCCGAAAAGCCGAACTGCTCCCCGTCCGGACGATTGCCTTTGCGGGTGAACAGATCGAGGCCGGCACCGCGCAGCCAGGCAATGGCCAGATCTTCCAGGGCGTGACCCATCGCGAAAATCCGCAGGGTTCGGCCCGAGAAGTCCGCATTTTCGTCCCTGGGCGTGGCCGTGAACTCGAACTGGAGCGCGCGCTCGCAGGAAACGCCGACCCGCGAGCCGCCGAGATAATCCCGGGGGCTGCGCGCGGCGTTATCTGCCACGAGATGGCTATCGACGAGGGCGTTCAGACAATCGCCGAATGCGGGACGGTGATTGAAGTCCAACATCAGAACGGCACCTCCATGGGGTCGTCCACGGCTGCCTGATGCATCGCGGTCTGGAAGCCAACGATCGCGACGGTGATCAACTGGAGCATCTGCTCCTGCGACCATGCGGATGGTGGGGAGTGCCAGCCGATCGTGTCGATCAGGGCTGCGACAGTTTGCAACGTCGCACGGATCGCGGCCTCTTCGCGGGCGGTCAGATCAACCATGTCCTGCACCTTGCGCGCCCGCAGCCAGAAGAAGCGCTGGCAGCTGATTGAGCAGAACCACACAGAGGGGCCCGATCGTTTCGTGCGTTGCGGGCCCGACCAGCCGAAGCCAGAGGTTGGACGAAGGCAGACTGCACACAGCAATCCGCGTGGATGCCAGCACCGCAGTCGCTTTTCGGCAGAGGGCGATTTTTCCATGGGCGGTATCCATCACGCCGCCTCCCGCAAAGCATGCGGTTCCGCGCCCATGACGAGGCCGCGGATGGCTGACTGGTTGAAGCGGAAGGAGAGCAGCGCGGAGGCGTGGTAACGCGTCAGGCCGTAGTCGATCCGATAGGACGGCGGCAGGAAGGCCAGCTGCTTGTCGGTCGGCGGTTGCCGTAGCCAGCCGCGGCTCTTGTGGGCGGACTCGTCGCTCTCATGGGTGTTGAGCCAGTCGTCTGCGGCAGCGAGGCAGATGCTGCGCTCACCCATGGCCAACAGATGTGCGGGCTTTTTGGGCTGACCGCCGATGCCATACCAGCGACCGTTCAGGAAAAAGACGCCGGCCCAGGCATGGAAGCCATTGGCGACGAGTGCGGCATCGTCCCCGAACAGATCCACCCACTCGAAGCTCGACCGCTTCAACAGGTCGATTTCGGCCATGATGAACTGGCTGAGCGGCTCTGCAGGATCGCTTGCCGACCCTTCCCAGATGTGACCGCACAGAGGACATTCGGTCACGGCGGCCGGCACGACAGCACCGCATTCAGGACATTCCTTGGTCGGCGCATCACCGTTGGCATGCTTGCCATCCAGATCGACGTCCTGCTCAAGCGAGCCATGGATCAAGGTCGACGTCCCGAAGTCGAGGACAATGCAGTCGGTTTTGACGATACCGGGATATTCTTCCGGGTTTACCGTGCGCAGGCCACGACCGATCATCTGGATCATGGTCGACTTGAACGAGCTGGGGCGCAGCAGGATGACGCAGGAGGTCGGGGGGTGGTCCCAGCCTTCGGTCAATACAGCGACATTGACGACCACCTGAATGTCACCGGCGTCATAGGCGGCCAGGGTGGCACGACGGGTCGCGTCATCCAGATCGCCATGTACGACTGCTGCGGTAATGCCATTTGCATTGAAGGCGTCCGCGACATTCTCGGCATGACTGACGGTCGAGCAGAACGCGACCGTCTGGCGGTCGCCGGCCTTTTCTCGCCAGTGCGCAATGACCTGTTCGGTCACAGGCGCCTTGTTCATGATGGCGTCGACCTGACCCATGTCGAAATCGGCAGCCGTCTTGCGCACTTTGCCGAGATCTTCGCGGACGCCGACGTCGATCACGAAGGTCCGCGGGCGCACGAGATGGCCCGAGGCGATCAGCTCCCCCATGCGGATCTGGTCCGCCACGTTGGTGAACACCTCGCGCAGCCCCTTACGATCTCCGCGATTGGGGGTGGCTGTGACCCCGAAGATGCGCGCCATCGGATTGCGGTGCAGCACCTGGTCGATGATGCGGCGGTAGCTGTCGGCAACCGCGTGATGCGCCTCGTCGATCACCAGCAGGTCGACCGCCGGCATAGCGTCGAGATTGGCCGGCCGGGAAAGGGTCGGCACCATCGCGAAGGTGACCTGGCCATCCCAGTTTTTGCTGCTGGCATCGACGACCGAGGTCGACATGCCGGGATGAACCCGGGAGAATTTGTCCCGGTTCTGATCTGTCAGTTCATCGCGGTGGGCCAGGACACAGGCCTTGGCGCGGCTGTCGCCGATCATCTGGCCCGCCACCGCGGACAGGATGATCGTTTTGCCCGTACCGGTCGGTGCCACACCGAGCGTGTTGCCGTGGGTGTCGAGCGCAGACAGGCTGCGCTCGACGAAAAGGGACTGTCGGGGACGAAGGATCATGGCGTGCTCCTCACCGTGCCCAGGCGGGGCGACCGCCGGTTGCGGGTGCCGTGGAGAACTGGGGCGATGCCGCCGTATGCGCGGCCGCGACCGATCCCATCAGCGCCGCATATTCGCGGTGGTCCGGGGTGACGGCAGTACGGATGTCGTTCTTGTCATCGCCATTGCTGTCGGTGCCGACATCGATGCGGGCGACGAACTCCAGTCCGTCGAGGTCGCCGAAGCCGCTGATGCGGCGTGCCGCCTGGGCCTGCGGGCTGTTGTCCTTGTCGGAAATTCCGCGCGCCGAGTTCAGCATCGAGCGCACCAGACCGCGCCCCATATTGGCCCAGTCAGGCCCCTTCGGGCTGTAGAGCCCGATCATGCCGAACACCTTGCGCTTGGCGAAGGGACCTTCGAGCACCGTGTATTCGATGTTCAGATAGACCGATCCGGTCGTGCCGCGCGTGGCATAGCCACCAGTCCAGCCCTGGCTGGGATCGTCATGGCCGCCCGGCCGGATGGTCATGCGGACCTTGGCCAGTGTGCCCTTCGGGATGATGTTCGAGGTCTGTTTGGCGTCGTTGAAATCGTTCCAGCTACCCATGATGGGTCTCCTTGTTCAGGTCAGTTTTGGGGGGATTGGGTGTTGGCCGCCGGCACGTCGGGCAGGCCGAATTCCAGTCGGTCAGTGGCAGGCGTGACGGGGCCACGGATCTTGGCCATGAGCCGGCCCAGGTGCGGTTCCTCGACCAGCGCGAGGCGGCCGGACCGGTCCTTGGCCGGGTAAGACCAGGGGTTGATCGTCTGGCAGATGAAGGCACGTGAAGCGTTTCCGGCGTCGTCCTTCACCTCGGCCATCGTCAGAACTTCATCGACGATGCCCGGCAACTCGAGTCCGGTCTTGGAACCGTCGATCTGCGGCTGGAAAACCTTGCGATTGAAGTCGTCCAGCTTCTCGTCGAGGATGCCGACGAACCAGACATTCTTCGTCCGGGTGTGCTGAAGATGGGTCAGCCAGGCGATCATTTCCCGGCCATGCAGACCATAGGCCCCGCGCATGTCGGGCTTGCCGGTCTTGTCGGAAAATGCTTCGGGCTGCCCCTTGCACCACTGGAAGCACAGGCGCCCGGCAACCGTGATCGAGTCGATGAAGACTGTCTCGTACCGGTCGATCGCCGCGGCATCGCCGAACCGGGCGCACACCGCATTGTAATGTGCCTGGCTGTAGACCTGATCGTCGCGCAGTGCCGGGTTCGGCCCGCCGATGAACACCGCAAAGTCCCGGCATTCCTCCCAGGTGCGGGGACGGATGCTGTCGCCGTTCCACCCTTCGATGGCGAGGTCACCCGCCTCGAGGTCGAAGAACAGGGTCGTCGGTGCCGGAAGCGTCCAGAGCAGACTGGTCTTGCCGATGCCGGATTTGCCGAAGATCACGCCCTTGATGCCGCGATTTTCCGCGAGACGCTGATCCGCCGAAATGATCGGGAGGGTCATGCTGCGCCCTCCAGTTTGAGCTTGAAGCTGGGGGCGCCGCTGCGCACCGTGCGGGCGGTAGTGAAGGCGCTGCGGATATGGCTGGGCCAAGCCGCGAACTTGCGCTCGGAGACCTTGAAGCTGATGTCGACATATTCGCGGGGATCTTCGCCGTCCGCCTTGATGCGCTCGACCAGCTGGGCCAGTTCGAACTGATCCCAGTCGACCTTCTTAGGCAGGTCCGCGATGATCGTCACATCGCCGTCAGCGAAGCGCGCGGTGCCAAAATCCTTGCCGGCATCGCCGCGCGCCTGCGAAGCACGATCTGCATATTTGAGGGCGAGCGCGCCATTGAGCCAGTCGCTGGCCGTCTTGGCAAAACGCAGGCGCTCATCGATCTCCTGCTGGAGATGGGCGAGCACCTCGGCCGGCAGGGCGACGATCTCGCCCACGGCCATGTGAACGAAATCGTCCACGCTGATGTGGTTGGTGATGGTCATGTCGGCCGCCCTCACGCCACGGTCTGCGCATCAGCGCGGGCGGTGTTGTGCCGGGCCTGGGCAGCTTCGAACGCCTCGACATCTTCGAGGCGATAAACGACGCGACCGCCGAGCTTGATGAATTGCGGGCCTTCGCCCGTCCACCGCCAGCGCTCGAGCGTGCGGTGGGAAAGGTTCCAGCGAGCGGCAAGCTCGATCTGGGAAAGGTGTCTGGTAGCCATTGGCGTCTCCTTGGGTTCGGTTCGAAAACCTGCGGAGACATTGGCGCTGGCGAAGGTAGGAGCCGGGAAGGAGCGAGGTAGGGTTCAAGGTAGGAATCAACGCTTGAGCCCGCCGGACACAAAAAAGCCGCCCGAAGGCGGCTTTCGATGACGGCTTCTGTGACTGGTCAGCACTGTATCCAGCAGCGACCACCCTCGACCTTGATGAACTCCTGCCAGTCCTTTCGGCCGGAAAAGGCCTTGGTCAGCGTGTTCACGCTATTGGCGCAGTCGGCCGCCTCCAGCACCGCGTCGGTCAGGCATTCGGGCTCCCCGTTCTCCCAGGCTTCATAGAGATGTCGGATTATGGCCCGCTGCTTCGGGCCGGTGAAGGTGTAGCGTTTCCCGCGTACCGTGACAGATCCTCCGTCAGCAGACATGGAAATCGGCATATCCGCCGGCAACGTGCCGGTCGTGATCCGAGCTGCCAACAGCGCAGGGTCGAGAGCAATCCCATCCTCGTGGTCGGCCACATCGCCGACGCTGACGATCTCATGACCCTCGAACATCTTCTTTGGCAGGCGGACGGTGGGCGTCGTACACAACACGATTCTCAGCCCCGGTGCGGGGCGCAACCGCGTGGCTGCAACGATTGCGGCCCAGCAAGCCGGATCGGACAATCGCCGGGCAATCCACAACGGCACAGGCTTGCCGCGTGCTGGCAGGCGAACATTGCCGATTTCCCAGACCGCATCCGGAACCAGTGCAAGGGGTTCGTTCCCGCCCACGATTTCAAGCTGCGTCAGCATCCGCGCCAGCAGCACCGGCATGTTGATACCGAACATGCGCAGACGGTCGGGGGTCACCGGCAGCCAGTCCGCAACCGGGCTGTAATAGCCATAGCCACCATGTTCGCTGGACCAGATCAGCCGCATCGGCTCATCGTCATGATCGAGATCCAGCGGCGCCGCGAGCGTCTCCCCTTGTGGCATCAGCAGATTGGCTTCCATCAGCTGCCTGCCGTGCTTCGGATGGAAATCGCTGAGCACCGATCCCGCGATCCTCGCACCGGGCGTTTCCGCAATCGTCATGAGCAGCCGGGCGGACGCCTGATCAATCATCGACGCCAGTGTCCCCGGACAGGATGCCCCAGCGGCGCAGGTATTTCTCGCCGATCAATTGCTCTTCCGGCGTCAGGTCCTTGAGATTGCAGCCGTGCGGCATCGTGATCGTCAGCGACAAAACACGTCCACGTCGCGCATCTCCCTTGGGCAGGAAGGCGATCGTGAGCTTTGCCTGCGTGACCACCCAGCCGCCGAGGAGCGGATTACGGTCGCCAAAATGCCCCGCAGCCATCTGCCAGATGGTCTCCTCGCTGCCGCGCATGCATTCCAGCGTCACGCGATGACCCTGATTGTCCATCGGCATAAGGCGCAGCTGCTTCAAGGTGACGGACTCGATTCCGTCGGCAGCGTCCCGCGGGAAAGCATGGTGCTGTTGAAGCGGGCTCAGATCATAGTTGCGGGACGGCAGTTTCTCGCTGGTGAACTCGATCTGGAGCAGATCGCGCACCATGATCCGGGCCATGGCTTCACGGCTCTTGCTGTCGTTCGCGACCACCTCGACCACGCCGGTGGCGGGTTCATAGGTCAGGGCGGCCTCGAATACCGGGCTGCGCACGCGGCGAACCAGATCGCCTGCGTCAAACTCCAGGACATCATCCGGCAAGCCCTCGCGGTACACCGCGATCTGGATCAGTTCGCAATCCTCGCCGTCGAAGGTGGGGCGACGGCGATCAAAGATATCGATGTGGATGTTGGGCGAAGCGAAACATTCGCGCAGCGCCGACTTGAATGCGTCGAGAGCGGCCGGATCCTTGTTCAACGGCTGATCGGCGGCAACAATGAAACCCGCCCACGAACGCCCACGGCGACGTTCGTCGGTGTAGCGGACCTCCTCGGCGCGGCGGAAGCGGTCCGGATGATTGAGAAACATCCAGAATGCGCGGTCATGCGCGCCGCCAAGGCTATCAAGAAAGGCCTTGTCTTCGGCAACGCTGTAAAGTGCGATCTGGCCAACTTCGCTGACCAGGTCGCCGATCCGACCGGCGTCGAGCGCCAGGCGAGCCTTTTCGGTATCGGTCAGTTCATCGACCGCCTTCAGAAGCGGCGGCAGGATTTCCGGCTCGGGGACCGACCAGTCGATATTTGCAGGCAGGCCAATGCCGCTGTGCTCAAAATAGGCACGGAGGGTGGGGGTGGAGGTTTTGCGAATGATAGTGGCAATCGAGGACATGGGGGACTCCTTGAACAGAATCAGGCGTAGCTGCACGCCGATCTGCTAAAGAGCGTATTTGCGCTCATGTGGCGGGTCAATCGAAAATCTACGCAGATTAGCGGATTTGCTGTGGATTACCCAAACAGCGATCCCTGACGATCAGATTCCCCCAGTAGTTTGAGCACTTTGAGCCTGACCTGAGCAGCCTCCTCGGAAACCTGAAACGTCTCCATCACTGCACCAACGATTTGCCGACCATGGTCTGACCGCACTGCCACGGCAGCGTGGAGATCACGCTCCTGGCAATAATCGGACACCAGCCGGCGGATTGACGTGACCGGCATCAGGATCGCGCCACTGACATATCCGGCCTGCCACTCCATCCAGTCATAGTTTGCGGCTTGAATGATCGTGTCGCGCTTGCAGATCGCCTTGTTTTCATGGCTGCTGCGGTCGAACAGTTGGCCATGCTGAAACTTGCCCGCCCACAGGTGCCGGTGGAAATGCACATGGCCGAACTCATGGGCCAACGTCGTGCGCAGCCGGTTCTCGCGGCGGGGATCGTTGGCCAGCCGGTCTGAGATTGCGACTTCGGGATCCCTGTCTGGATGGAAGGCGGTCACGCCTTCGACATCGTCGCCATAGATTGTCAGGTCGGCAGAGGAATCCAGGCTGGCGTCGTTCAGCTCAATCAGCAGATGGAGTTCATCGGTCGTGATACGTGGACGTGCTTCCTGGTTCCGCTTGCGGTGCAGATGCCTGACAAGCCGCTCACACTCCCGATCGAGTTCGTCGTTCGTGTAATAGGGCCGCTCTGGAAATCGGCCTTTTGGATCCCGTATCATCCTCATCGCCGCCGCTCCGTCAGTTGGTAATGGCGCGACGGAAATTGACGAATGCCTCGGCCGCCTTGGCTGGGTCATTGACCTGGCTGCGGAGGTCGTCGGGAATCTTCCCTGCCAGCAAGAACAGAACGCCTTCGTCGATGTTCAACACTTCCGCAAACTGCCGGATCAGGTGATCCGAGGTGGGACTGCGCCGGTCATGCTCGATGTCGTTGAGGTATTGCGGCGAGATCGGTGTGCCGTCTTCCTCTTTCATGATCCTTGCCGCCAGCTCCTTCTGGCTGAGAGCCATGGCCTTCCTGGCTTTGGAAATCTGACGTCCAAAACTCGTCCCGTCAGTTGTCATCGGTTCATCATGGCTTCGGCCAACCCTCAAAATCACGCCTCTATGCGGATCAGCGTAGTTGTGAGGGGTTCCGGGGTCAAGAACGCATTGCCGTGAACTCCGGCCGCACACCCGGGTGCCGAGGTCAGAATGTGGCCGACCGGCGACCCTCCCCGAATCAAATTGCGAAGAATTTCGCAGGCGTTCCGAGCGACTTTTCAAAGGTGTGGATCGCGATCACCAAGCAATGCTCATGATTTCGCAAGACTACGATAAACACATGAATTTGCTTGTTTAAAGATAGTTCTCAAACCTACCGTGTCGCCAGCCACTCATTATTGCGAACGGTCTCCATGTCCACCGACACATCCAACCCAAACGGGCTTTGCCCCTCCAAGATGTCGCCAGACGCCAGGCTTTCAGAGCTTGGTCGCATCGTGTCCGCCGGCGTGCTGCGCATGCGCGAACAGTCCAGTTCTTTATCTGCTGGCAGCGGAGATAGTTCACTCGCAATCCTGCCCACCAAGAGCGTCAGTCGTCCCCGGGTAAAGGCCCGGAACGGAGGACGATAATGCACAAACAGGATGACAATGCGCCGGTGCTCGCCAGGCTGGCGGCGCTGAAGGACATGTCGGTCAGGGAACTGAAGGCCGAATGGGCAAAGCTGTTCGAGACAGAGGCGCCCAACAACAGCCGCTCGTTCCTCGAGCAGCGTCTGGCTTACAGGATCCAGGAGCTGACCTTCGGCGGCCTGTCGAAGCCGGTGCGCCAACTGCTCGACGCCCTGGCCGACGAGGTCGAGGGCAAGAAGGTGCGGAAGTCGGTCATCGCCGACCCGCGCAACCCGGTCATCGGCACGCGCCTCGTGCGCGAATGGAACGGGACCGAGCACGTCATCACCGTGCTGAAGGACGGCTTCGATTGGCAGGGGCGACGCTACAAGTCGCTGTCGGCCATCGCCCGGGACATCACCGGCACGCAGTGGAACGGCTACCGGTTCTTTGGCCTGCGGGAACGAAAGGACGCGGCATGAACGACACGGTACCCCGGCGGCGCCTGCGCTGCGCCGTCTACACCCGCAAATCGAGCGAAGAAGGGTTGGACATGGAGTTCAACTCGCTCGACGCCCAGCGCGAGTCCTGCGAGGCCTATGTCGCCAGCCAGCGCGCTGAAGGCTGGGTCTGCATGCGTGAACGCTACGACGACGGCGGGTTCTCGGGCGGCACGCTCGACCGGCCCGGGCTCAAGGCCCTGCTCGAAGATGTCGAGGCCGGTCTGGTCGACGTCATCGTCGTCTACAAGATCGATCGCCTGTCGCGCTCGCTGATGGACTTTGCCAAGCTGGTCGAGGCCTTCGACCGCAACAACGTGACGTTCGTGTCGGTGACGCAGGCGTTCAACACCACGACCTCCATGGGACGGCTGACGCTGAACATCCTGCTGTCGTTCGCCCAGTTCGAACGCGAGGTAACCGGCGAACGCATCCGCGACAAGTTCGCTGCCAGCCGCGCCAAAGGCATGTGGATGGGTGGGTTCGTGCCGATGGGCTACGATGTCGTCGACCGCAAACTGGTGATCAACGAGGCCGAGGCGGCGACGGTCCGGCATATGTTCCAGCGCTTTGTCGAGCTGGGATCGGCGACCCTGCTGACCCGCGAACTGGTGGCGAAGGGAACCCTGAACAAGCGCGGCAAGCCGATCGACAAGGGGTTCCTCTACAAGCTGCTGCGCAACCGGCTCTATCTCGGCGAGGCGGTCCACAAGGGGACCAGCTATCCCGGGGAGCATCAAGCCATCGTCACGCCTGAACTGTGGGATCAGGTCCATGCCATCCTGCAGGAAAGCCCGCGCCAGCGCGCGGCCAACACCCGCACCCAGACGCCGGCGCTGCTGAAAGGTCTGATCTTCACCGATCGCGGGATCGCCATGACGCCGACGGTGACGAAAAAGGGCAGCCGGCATTACCGGTATTACACCTCGATGGATGCAATCAGGAACCGGGCCTGCGAAGGGCGCGACAGCTTTGTGCGCCTAAATGCCGGCATGGTCGAAGGCGCCGTCGTCCAGCACATCCGGTCGCTGCTGCGCACCCCGGAAATCGCGGCACGGGCCGTTGAGGCAGCGCGCCGGGCTGCACCGGACATCGACCAGCAGGATGTGGTCACCGCGCTGGCGGGCTTTGATGGCTTGTGGGAATCGCTGTTCCCGGCCGAGCAGGCCCGCATCGCCCGGCTTCTAATCGAACGGGTCACGGTCAGCGCCGACGGCCTTGCGGTCGACCTGCGCACCGAGGGGCTGGGGTCAGTCATTCGCGAAATGGTCACGCCCGAACGGAGACAAGCAGCATGAGCGCACCCACTACCATGCGGGTGTTCATCCCGCTCACCATCCGCAAGCGCAACGGGCGGCCGAAGATCGTTCCGCCGACGGACATCGTGCCGGACACCGGTGGCGTCGATCCACATGTGCTGAAGGCGGTCGCCAAGGCATGGAGCTGGCGGCGGAAGCTGGAAAGCGGAGCAGCGGCGACGCTAGCCGACATTGCCAAGGCCGAAGATCTAACACCGGCCTATGCCGGCCGTGTCCTGAAGCTGGCCTATCTAGCGCCCGTCGTACTGGAGAAGCTGCTTTTGGGTCGCGTGCCGCCCGCCGTATCGATCAAGGACATGGCGGCAGCGGCGGAACTGCCGTGGGGCGGGCAGGATGAGGCGGTGTTTGGGTAGCCGGTTTGCGTCAACAGAACCATGGTTGTTGCGGGTGGCACTGCCAGAGCCCTGCTTGGCTGTAGTCACTGTTCTATCGCAGCCGCCAACGACGAATAGATGATATAGACGAGTATGGATCTGAACTCCAATTGGCTGATTTTATTACCCAAACTGTCCCACGCGTAACCCCACACCTCATAGATGTAGCGATCGCAGGACTCGAAATCTGAGGCGAGGCTGGTCCACGGAGGCAGCTCAGAAAGCACCGCTCGCGATGAGCTGAAGGGTAGAATCTGGGCCCCATACTGATCGTAAAATTCTATTGCGTTTTTCACGATCCAGGCGTGCCAGTGCTGGATATCAAGCGCTTCTATTTCATCGATCGGCGAGCCATCCTTCCCGTAGAAAAGACGTGATTGATAACCCCACATCTGCTGCGCAAAGTTCGTGTCCAAGGCTGACATCAACGGAATCAGCGCAATTTGCCCATCTTCGAGGCCAAGGAAGTAATCGATGCGGTTGAATGAAAGAGCGTCCAGGCATTGCCCGTAAACGAGAGGGCGGAAGTTTCTGAGCAGTAGGGATATTTGTTGAGCGCCTTTGATGTCCATTTGTGCATGCAATTGCATTTGGAACACGCCGCAGCAGAAAGCGTCGAGCAAGCTTCGGCCCTTGTTTGCGGTCGATTTGCCGACGGCCAAGACAAAGGCGTCGAACAAATCGAAACTATCGGCGAGCTTGCGGATGGAGCGGACATCCGTTGGCAGAATGCCCTCATCCCTCAAATAGACGATGGCAAAGTTCTTCTCGACAGGGGGAACATTGATCTGGCGAAATTCGAAGGCCGCACCACTCCTGAAGCATAGCTCATTGAGTTCACGCTCGTATCCGTCATAAAATTCGCCGACAACATCGTCGATGTTCCTGGAGCGGTCGATCGGCACGACCTGATCGAGATTCTGGAACAGGCTCTCAATTTCGTCTTGCGAGCGAGGTGTGCCAGCATTCAGACCTAACAACACAAAAAGGCCGTGGATCCTGATCCGATCAATCCCCAATGCCTGCAACCGCCTCACAAAATGGCAGGTTTGATCAGGAAGGCCGGAAAGGTCAGAAGCAATCATGCAGGTTAGTCCGTCTAAGATGCGAAGCTGCCATGACAGCCATCGTCAATTCGGAATCGTCTAGCACAAGCTTGTCCCCCTGCATGCCAATTCTCTGACTTAGGCCTTATAGGCTCTTCGCAGAATATATTGAGATCTGGGCTGATTTTCGATCAGGCGTCAACTGAGGCGATGGCGCATCTGTGACCTCGATTGACACATTAGCCGGGCGGTGCGTGTTCGAACCGGCTTCCAGCCCTCTTGCACAGCGTATCCATCCGGTGAAGGCCACGGTGTAGTCCCGACCGGAGCGTAGGCCGGGTTTATGCGGCGATCGCTGCGGTGCGCGGCGTCCAGTTCCAGGGGAGGAGCTCGTCGAGCCTGATTGCTGGGTGGTCGGCGATGCGTGCGAGCACGTCGGCGAGCCATGCCTGCGGATCGATGTTGTTGAGCTTCGCGGTCTGGATCAGGGTGTAGATGACGGCAGCACGTTGCCCGCCACGATCCGAGCCGCAGAACAGCCACGCCTTGCGGCCCAGCGGGATGCAGCGCAGCGCGCGCTCGGCGGCATTGTTCGTCAAGCAGACGCGGCCGTCGTCGAGGAAGCGGGTGAATGCATCCCAGCGCTTCAGCATATAGAAGCAGGCCTTGGTCAGATCATGGCCGCGCGAGAGCTTGGCGACCTGCTCGGTGAGCCAGGCATGGAGATCGGCCATCAGCGGCGCGCTGAGTTCTTGCCGGACCGCGAGCCGCTCGGCCGGGCTCTTGCCGTTGATGCCGCGCTCGATGTCGAACAGGGCGTCGAGACGCTGCACGGCCTCGAGCGCGATCGGATAGATCATGCTGCTGCGCTGGCCGCGGCTCTTCTTGCGGGCTGAGCTTACGACATCGGCGAGCTCGAAGAACTTGCGCCGCGCATGAGCGAAGCAGCCAGCCTCGAGCACGAGACCGGGTGAGCGGCCTTCGCGATAGAGCTCGTTGTAGCCGCCATAGGCATCGGCCTGCAGGATGCCGGACCATGCCGCGAGATGGGCTTGCGGGTGCTGGCCGCGCCGATCGCGCGAGTAGTAGAACAGGGCAGCTGGTGGATCGGTCCCGGCAAAGGGACGATCATCGCGCACGTAGACCCATAATCGCGCCACATCGGTCTTGCCCTTGGCCATGACCGGCACGGTGGTATCGTCGCCGTGAATCCGGGTGGCGGCCAGAACATGCGCTTCGATCAGCTTGTAGATCGGCATCAGCGCGTGAGCAGCGGCGCCAACCTGATCGGCAAGGGTCGAGACGCTGAGCGGCACGCCTTCGCGGGCGAACCGCTCGGCTTGCCGGTTGAGGGGCTGGTGCTGCCCATACTTCTCGAAGATCAGCATCGCGAGGAAGCTGGGGCCGGCCCATCCGCGCGGCACGACGTGGAACGGTGCCGGGGCCTGCGCGATCTTCTCGCAGTCCCGGCACGAGAACTTCTCCCGGACCGTCTGGATCACCTTCCACGAGCGCGGGATGACCTCGAGGGTCTCGGTGACGTCCTCGCCAAGCTTGGAGAGCCGACTGCCGCCGCAGGCCGGGCAGGAACAGGGCGCAGGCACGACGACGCGCTCGCGCGGCAGGTGCTCGGGGAACGGCTTCCTTGCGGGCCGCTTGCGCTCGAAGGCGGTGACCGTGGTGGTCTTCGCTGCCGCTTCCTCAGCGACCAGATCGTCCTCGGCAGCGTCGGCCTCGAGATCTTCGAGCTGCAGCTCCATCTGATCGAGCAGGCGGCGGCTGCGTTCGGCGCTGGGGCCAAACTGCTCGCGCTTGAGCTTTGCGATCTGCAGCTTGAGGTGGGCGATCAGCGCCTCGATCGCGCTCTGGTGGGCCATGGCGTTGGCGAGCTTGGCCTCGGCCTCGTTGGCCTTGCGGGCCATCGCCGCCACCAGCGCCTTGAGCGCTTCGACATCGTCCGGAAGGGGCGAGATGGCGGCTTCCATGAACCAGAGTGAATCATCATCCACCCCCTGCTGCAAGGGCAAAATGCCGGTCTGCCACCATTATCCGGCGCTCGCCGGCCGCCACGTATACTGCGGGTTGCGCCAGTCGATCCCCTCCAGCAGACAGGCCAGCTGCGAGGGGGTCAGCGACACCGTTCCATCCTTGGCCGAGGGCCATACGAACCGGCCCTTCTCAAGCCGCTTGGCGTAGAGCGACATGCCGATCCCGTCGTGCCAGATGATCTTGATCAGCGATCCTGCGCGGCCGCGGAATACGAACAGATCCCCGCTATGCGGATTACGCTTGAGCCCTTGCTGCACAAGCAGCGCCAGGCCCTGCATGCCCTTCCTCATATCCGTGTGGCCGAGCGCGATCCACACCCGCGCGCCGGAAGGGATCATCGCAGAGCCTTCAGCGCGGCAGCGACCAGCGCCGGCGATGCTGCGGTGAAGATGCTCACCCGCTTCCCGCGCGGCAGGTCGATGATCATCGCGGGGTGCTCGATCGTGTTAGCCGCCGCCGCGTCCCCGTCGATCAGCGCTTCGGCGAATACCGGCGTGGGAAGCGCATCCGGCACCTCGGCCTCCTGCGCCGCGCCTGCATCGAGCAACTTGCGCCGCCATGTGTAGATCAGCGCTGAAGAAATATCGTGCCGTCGGCACACCTCGGCAACGCACGCGCCCGGCGCAAATGCCTCGGACAGGATCTGCAGCCGCTCTTCCTCGCTCCACCGTCGGCGCCGCACCGGCCCCGAAAATACCGTCACCTGACCCATCGACCACTCCTAAGCGCGCTCAAAAGAGCACGCTAAAGAGCTCTCACTGCCCGCCTGGGCAAGGCGGTCCCCGCCGGATGGATACT